CAAAAGCTTTAGCAAGATGTACAGAAAATTTTTTTAAAAAAATTTGTGAAAATTCACCAAATGAAGCTATTTCTATACCTGGTGATCAAAAAACAATTGAAATGCAAAAAATGCTTGATAGAATATATTCAAATGTACCATTTGAAGAAAAAAGTAATATTTGTTATGTAAATGGAGATTGTACAAAGTGGTCTGCTGCAGAAACAATGGGTTCATTTGTTACAATGTGTTATGCTTTTAAAGATATTTTACCACCAAATATGTTTGAATTATTATTGGCAACATACAACTCATGGAGTAAAAAATATATACAAATACCACTTGATGTGTTTAATAAGGTTATTATTCCAAATAAAAAATTCAAAAAAACAAATGAGACAATATTTAGTTTGGGTGAATTAGATGTTAGAAGTTCAGGTCAACTTTTAAGTACACAGAATTTTTTACAAGGTATGTTTAACTATTCATCATCTTATAAGGCAGTTTGTTGTACAAATTATACTTATCATATGTGGAAAAAAATTTATCCAAATTCAAATTTAACAATTGAACATATGGAACATTCTGATGATTATATAATTATCATATTATATCACAATCGTATTGAATTAAAAAAATTTAGAATATTACAAAAAATGATGATGAGACTTCATGGTTATAATGATAGTGATAGAAAAACAAATTGTCAGTTTGTTTTTATGGAATTTGTTTCTCAAATTTCATTTAATGGTGTTATGTTATATCCACAAATTAAAAAATCAAAAGAAGTTAATACAAATTTACCTTGTATTGGTTATAAATCTGATATTGATGCTGCATTATCAAGAGTTGGGGAATGTATGCGTGTTGGTTGTAATCAAGCGTTTCTTTATTTTTTCCAAAGGTTACATATATATTGTGTTGCTGATTCTTATTCAATTTTACCAAATATGTATAATAATATGAATAGAAGTTTGAAAGAATTATTTAATACACCGATTGAATTATTTGGTTTACCAGACCCATCTCCATTATTGAGTTTATTTTGTAGAGGAAACGGTAACAATTATAGGCTATACAAATATGGGGATGACAATATAAAATCCAAAATAATTATGTTATACAAATTGGCAAGACAAATTGCTAGTGAGGAAAGTCATTTCCATGAAGATACCGACTATGCTTTTTCATTGATTTCTCCTAAATTTATGTATGAATTAAGCAATAGATCATTAATAAAAATAAAAAGATCTCTCAAAATCACACCACAAGAAATAACTGATTTTTGGGAAAAACATGTATCATATAAATTTATAAAACCAAGATCACGAGTATTGTTAATAACATGGTTAAAATGTATGTTTTTTAATAGAACTTTTGTTGAGGCTTATACAAAATCGAGTAGAACAAAAATGACTATGAGATTATCATCGTTTGTGAAAAATAAAATTATAAGGTTAAAGATAACATCAGATGATATTTTAAAACATAAGATAAATGATTATCAACAGGATGAATTATTTACCATTCGTGAATATTTATCATATTTATATGATAATTATGAGCAAAACATTCAATTGTATAAACAACAGTTACAAGAAATAGAAAACAATAATTTTCACACAATCCAAATACTAAAAATAATTACAAAATGTGATCCAACATATTCTGCAATATATTCGTTAATGGAAATTGTAAAAATAAGTTTAGATAATGTTAATAAAAGAAAACATTGTCAACAAATTGCAATAAAAACACCAAATAAATTAAAAAGTGTTGATATAATAAATTCACCATCTCATATTTTGCAATATCTATACAATCTTGATGATTTCAATGAAGATAAAAGAAAACCAAGATCAATATATAGTTTAACAAAAGATGTGGAAAATATCATGTTGAGAATTCCCTTACAAATATTACAAAGTAAAAATCCCATGGATGTGTTGTCAGTGTACAATGATTTATGTATTGGGAAGGATAAACCTATTGTAATGATTGGGTATAACAGATCATCAAAACAATTAATAGATGTTTTGGGAGATATTCTAAGTAATAGTTATATACCATTTAGAACTTGTAAAGTATACTTGGGTAAAGTTGCTGAAATCAGAGATCCATTTACAAATTCATTACTATATATGAAAGGTCATAAATTAACACCAGATTTATATCAACAAATACTAGAAAATGTATGTTTAATTTATGTTTATTGTCATATAAAACTTAATATGGAAATCAAAGATATAAAAGGTTTATTAGAAAAATTAATTTTCCAAACAGGTGATAAAAATGAACCATATATTAGTCCAGAATATGCTTTAAAAAAATTAACAACAAGTTATTTTGATCAGTATAATATAGATATTGATGTTAGAAAAATACATAGTTACCTAATGACAGTTTTATACAATGATACTTTTCCTTTAAACAATTTGATTGACAACATTTATAATTATAGTTATCGTTATATAAAAAAAGCACCATTCAAACACGG